CAACCGACCCAGATGACGCTGTAGAGAAGGCGTGTGAATCTTCTCTTGACGAGATGCACATTGTGTCCGATGCTAACAGCGAACTCGAATGCTTGGAAGTGGAGATAAGCGAATGACCTTGCAATTGACAGATTATGAACGTGGCTATCTGACTGCGTATTATGACACCGTTGTGTTTGATGCTATGGCAGACAGTTGTGACGAGGATTGGTTCGGTGTTAAGATAGGTGACAGGATGTTTGACCTGAACGCATGGGCAGACGAAGATACAGGGAAGTTTGTCTGTGTAGTTTATGATTGCATATGGGTGAACGACAATTGGCAAACAAACTCCACCCAGAATGGGTGGATACTAACAGAAGAAAATGACACATGAACTGCTGGAATTGTAACACAGAACTTATTTGGGGCAGTGACTTCGACATTGACCACGAGGATGAATCCTATTCAATGATGACTGCGCTACACTGCCCCAATTGCAAATGTGATGTGGAAGTGTGGTATCCAAAGGAGAATGACGATGAGTAAAACGTGGATAGTGTGGGTTGACTTGACCCACCGAATCGAAGTAGAAGCGGAAAACATGGACGAGGCCCGTGAGGAAGCCGTTGATACTATTTGGGATGAAACCAACATGGTTGGCTGTCACATTACAGTAGAACAGGAAACAGAAAATGGATGATGAGATTGACTTTTTCGAAATTGCAAAAGATGATTTGTTCGATTGCAAAGGTGACGAAAGCACGGCAGAGTATGTGGCAAATCTACTACAGCAATTGTACATGCTCTGTCCGTACACACGCCAAGACATCAACCAACAGTGGGACGAGATGAAAAATGGGTAAGGTAAAAGATTGGGTAATCGAAATGGAACAGGACGCGCTGGATATGTCACGCGAGGAGTGGACAGACAAACACGGTGAATCGGCTGTCGAGGTTTACAACAAAATACAAGCTGAATTAAAACTTGGCGAACAGTTTGTCGAGTGGAACTTCGGAGTTAACTGACAAAAGATGTACAAACCGATTCCGTATCCAACCCCTGACAAAGACCCACGCCTTGAAAGTGTGGCTGACAAATTGGCCACGCTAACAAGACAAATTGATGACGCTGACTGGCATGGCAAGCCCGTGACAAAAGCGCAACGTGACAAATTGGCCACGCTAAAACAAGATGTAAAGGAAGGCAAACTATGGACGCCAAGCTTTTAAATAAAAAACGTGACAAAAAGACCACGCTAAATCCGGAGTATTGTTGCGAACAATGCGGCGAACCGGCAATGGTTCACGAACAGCAGGTTTTATGGTGTCCGGAATGCTGGCTGAAAAAACAAGGTAAAAAAATAATACAGCTTGACCATACCGGATATTATCCGTAAGGTTCGCGAACAACACACACACAACAACGGGAACCGAACCGATGAACAGCGTTATTAAAATCTCAAAAATGTCCGGCAAGCTTGACGGGCTTCGCGCAATAAGCACAAACACTTTGACGAATCCGTTTTGCGTTAAAATGTACAACAGCAAAAAGAAAGATTTAATCTGCACAAAATGTTACAGTGTCGAGATGTTGAACGGGCTTCGCAAAAACTGCGCTCCGGCTTGGCAACACAACAGCGACATGCTGTCCGGCGGATTAATTCCAGAGCATATGTTGCCGACAATACTGGACGCTTTCTTTAGGTTTTCCGCGCACGGGGAACTGATTAACGAAACACACCTTGAAAATTTGCACAACATAACCTTGCACAACCCCCACTGTTCTTTTGCATTGTGGACCAAGCGCAAAGATATTGTGCGTAAATTTTACAGCCAGCGGGAAAAACCAGCGAACCTTGTTCTTATTTACAGCAACCCGACCATCAATCGCGTTATGCAATCCCCTCCGGAGTTTTTTGACCGTACGTTTAACAATGTGGAAAAGCACTTTTTAGGTATTGAACAGAATTGCACGGGGCAAAAATGCCGTGATTGTTTGCTTTGCTATACTATCGGCAACGGGGTTCAAACCATTGTCGAGGCGGTAAAATGACAAACCGACCACGCTAAAAAACAAACCAGCGTGACAAACCGACCACGCTAAAAAATGGGATTATCAACGCGCTTTCGAGTTGTCTATTTAATCGGGGGGCACTTGGGCAGGGTGATAATGGGACCGGCGGCGAGACGATGGGGCCAGCCGGTCTTTTTTTTTATCTTTTTTTTTTTGTCTGGGGGTTCAACTGTTGTTTTTTTGGTGTATAAATAAATGACCGGACCCGCTGGGGGTGCCGGACAACGAAAGGAAAGAAAGACATGTTTGACGTAATTGAAACCAGCGAACGTCGCCAGCTTGCCGGTAAAGGCAACTGGGAATTTACACATAAGAACCCCGCCGACTGTAGTTTATTTGAGGAACTGGGTTCGGTTCGGCGGGTGCCGATTGAGGCGCGGCGGAGCTTTACTGATGCGCTTGGCCAAGAGTACAGCGAACCGGAACCGTTGCCCAACTTTTCGGCTTTGATGAATACAGCAACCGGTGAGGTATTGGATACCCGTCCGATAGGTAAGACCTATAATTTGGTTCCGCACGATAGACTGTTCCGGACTCAGGCGGAGATGTTGGCCGGTTCCAGCTTGCCGCAAAGTGACCTGACCGTTGTGGACCGGATATATGACAACGGCCTCCGCGCTCACCGGACCGTCTATTTCAACGACCTACAAACAACCGTGAAGAACGGGGCGGACAATGTGCGGTGCCGAATGGATGTCTTTAACTCAATAGACATGTCGTGGGCTTTCCAGATATTCAGTGGGGCGTATCGTGACCTGTGTCGCAACACGCTTGTTTTTGGTGGCCAGAAGGCATATCACCAAAAGCGTAAACACACGGCCAACCTATCGCCGGAAGCTTTGATGGGAAAGGCAGAGATGGGTTTGGATATGTGGACCAGCAATCGCGAACAGATGACCAAGTGGGCGGAGACCCCGTTAACTCCGGAGAACTTTGCACAGATTTTATCGGAGACCGTTTGTCGAAAGGCGGGCAAGGCGGCAGAACTTGGCCACGCGAACCCCGTCAACGAACGGCTGATGAACTATCTTTTGCATCGGTTCAACGAAGAGCGGCAGGAACTGGGCCGGACATTGTGGGCCGGTTACAATGCGCTTACACACTGGGCAACCCATACTAACGAAACTTGGACCGGTGAAGATGGTGTCGAACGCCAGACCGGCAAAAAGACGGGAACCGTCCACATGGTCCAGAGACAGCGCAACGACAAGGTGCGTGATGTTTTGACCTCTGACGCTTGGACACGTTTGGAAGGAATTGCGGCCTGATGGAAGCCCTTTACGTCATTTATCGCAGTTTGACCGTGCTGTTGATAATCTTAATAATATACACGGTTTTTGTTTAACCAGCGGCCAACGGCCAGAAAGACTTGAAACATGACAACGAAAAACTTTGATATTCCCGCAGAACTTATCAACAAGTTTGCAAAGCTTACCGGCGAGTTTGAATCCGAGATTCGGGCAGATGAACGCCAGCGCATCTATGAAAAGATGAAAAGCTTCACCAGCGCGGAGCAATCGGACCGGCAGCGGGCGCGTGTTGTTGCCAACACCAAGAAGATAGGCGCGGGCCATAGGCGAGTTATCGAACTGCTATCTGGTTCGCGGTTCTTTGCAATCCCCACGATTGCCGGACTGGTGGACGTGAAGCGAAGCACTGTTGTTCAATACCTAAACGACCTTACCGTGCATCACGGGTTCGTGTTGGAAAAACGCGACATCGGGCATGTGGGCACGGGCCGCAAAGGCTACCGGAAACTTTACCGGCTTGCCAAGGCCGGATAAACTGTGGCATAACACTGGGGCGGGCGCGGTTGCCCGCCTCATACAACTTACAGGGAAGGAACCCGAACCAATGACCAAACAAGCTTTGAACATTACGAACGAAACTGAAGCAGATGACCTTGTTGTTTTGGACAAGGAACAGATGGTAGTCATTCGCAACATGGTAGAGAATATTTACAGCCAGATGGACTTGTTGCGGGACTTGATGAAGGCGGCAGGCGTCCCCGCTTACAGCTTTGAACGCCAAAACACGGTGAAAGCTTACCGTTCGCAACTGCACGGTGTAGTCGAGCGGGCGATAGAGAAAAGCTAGTTTTCGAACCCTCCCGACCGGTTTTCGAACCGGTACCTTACCCCCGTCCGTTGTGGCGGGGGTTCTTTTTTGTTCAACGCGCAGGAATAATCAGGGACCGTCTTGTATTCCTTTGGTAATTTGGCGCGGGGAACTGGTGGGAAAGGCTACGAAATCCAAGCGCGACAGGCCACTCCAAGGTAATCCGTTTATCGAACATCGGCATGACAAATGACAAAACACGAACGCGCAGGCGTGTGTGCGGATTGATTGCAGGGATTCAACAGGGTTTTGCCATGTGTTCGAAAACTGACGGCTACTGGGAATCAGGGATTATCACCGATACGTTAAAAAAAAATTTGGCTAGACCCCGTGCGCGAGGGCCACCGGGGTACCCCTGCATTTGCTATGCAATCCCAACATATTTTTTGTATTTTTAGGTTACCGATATGATTATGTTTGCGAACCGTAAGGTAACCCCCCTGCGTTCCTCACTAGGATGTTTTCTTTTTTTATTTCGAGCCTACAAAAAAGCAAAAAACCCCCCGGTGGAACCAGAGGGGTGCGGAGTTTGCGAACCGTTGGGGGGAGTATGGGGGGAGTTTGCGAACCGTTAGGGGGAGTATGGGGGGAGTCGGGGGGATATGGGTTTATTCCCGGCAGGTTTCCTTGCCATTGTACAGTCGAATTTCGCATTTGTCAACCCAAAAAACACCACGGTTCGAAAATTTTTGGTTCCCAAAGGGTAAAAGGGGTTGACACGGTTCGAAAACAACCTTAAAATAGGGGTTGACAAACGGAGAAAACACATGTTCAAAGCTTGGGTTCTTGTTTGTGCGCTCAATTCACCCACACAGTGCGTCTCGTTCGAAGACACATGGGGTCCGTACCCCTCCGAACAACAATGCAAAGCCCGTGTCGAAGAAATGATAAAGGTTATTGTTCCAACAATGCCAACAATCGTTGAAATAAAGTACCGTTGTGAGAATCTTAAAAGCGTATGAATCTTCTACCTCAACAAAATAACCGCAAACCGGCTCTTTCGGACAAACAAGAGGCGTTCCTTGACGCGCTGTTCGAAAACGGGGGCAATTTGACTGCTGCAGCCGAAGTTGCAGGGTACTCTCCCGGCTCCGTGAAGTGGTTGCGTGACCGGTTAGCCGACGAAATCGTCGAACGGACGCGAACCATGCTGGCTGGCCAGTCCCTCAAGGCTGCGAACCGGCTAGTTGACCTTGTTAGTTCCCCCGAAATCGAACGTGGTGACGAACTTCGCATGAAAGCAGCCGAAGCAATCCTCAATCGGGTTGGTTTGGGCAAACAGGAAACAATAAATCACAACGTAGCAGCGGTCCACGGCGTTGTCCTGCTGCCCCCAAAGAAAGAGGTAGTAGTCGATGGCTAAACCAACATCCGCAGGAATGAAAACAACAAAAGAAACGGGTGAGGCAATTGACAAGGTTGCCAAACATCGTAAAGAATTGATGTCAATAACCCCGCTGTTCGAAAAGCTTCCCCTGAAAAGACAAAGATACGCAGCAACTTTGAAAAGCTTGCAAGGTTACTATCCAGACAACCCAGAATATTCGAACAAACAAATAAAGCGTCAAATTCTTTCAGACTTGGGCGTTGCTAGTGGGGAGTTCGACGACTACAAATCTGTCGGTAAAGACAGTGCTGGTCGCGACGTAACAAAGAAACAACAAAAAGAAATGGCCCCAACGGGTTTTGCACACGGCGGCAAAGTTTGTCGTGGCCGCAAAGCATCGTCCAGCGCAGAAAAGAAGTAACTTATGGGTAAACCCCGTAAACGTGTCCTTGTGCCCCCCGACCCGGCAACACTGGACCAACCCCGTGGACGGGGCCGACCCAAAAAAGACCCGAACCAGCCAAAGGCCCAATACAAGATGTCGGAGCGGGAACGGGCACGTCGCTCCGTTCAAGCAAAACTCCGTAACGCAAAGGCACGGGTTCAAAAACAACAAACCAAAGCAAACAACGAAAAGCGCAAGGTTCGCAACCTTACCGAAAAAGCGGGAAAAGTAGAAAAGGCACTAAAAGGTGAAAAGACTCGTGTCATTGACCAAGGCGACCTCAACGAACTGCCACCAGCCGTTTCGGAACTTGTGGACGGTTCACCCGTTATTTTTCGACCCAATCCCGGACCCCAAGAAGAATTTCTTTCAGCCCCCGAACAAGACGTTCTTTACGGCGGAGCCGCTGGCGGCGGCAAGTCGTTTGCTTTACTTGCTGACCCCTTACGCTATTGTCACAATCCCAATATGCGGGGTCTTCTTCTCCGGCGTACCCTCGACGAACTGACTGAACTTATCGACAAATCCAAACAACTGTACACCAAAGCGTTTCCCGGCGCAACCTTTCGCGAATCAAAATCAACTTGGGTATTTCCATCGGGTGCGACTATTTGGTTCACCTACCTTGACCGGGACAAAGACGTAACCCGCTTTCAAGGTCAGGCTTTTAACTGGATAGGCATTGATGAAATCACCCAATATCCAACTCCTTATGTGTGGGACTATCTCCGCTCCCGTCTTCGTTCTACAGACCCAGAGTTGCAAACCAGCCTTTGTATGCGATGCACAGCCAACCCCGGCGGCGTCGGAGGATGGTGGGTTAAAAAGATGTACATCGACGCCAACGAAGCCAACAAGGCTTTCGGCGCAAAAGACCTAGACACTGGAAAGACATTTGTTTGGCCGGAAGGTCATCCAAAGGCAGGTCAGCCGCTGTTCTACCGCAAGTTTGTTCCAGCGCGGCTGACTGACAACCCCTACCTGATGGCAGATGGCCAATATGAGGCTATGCTCAGGTCGCTCCCGGATGTCGAGCGTAGACGACTCCTTGAGGGGGATTGGGACGTGGCAGAGGGAGCGGCCTTCCCAGAGTTTTCTCGAACCCGCCACGTCGTCGAACCGTGGGAACTTCCGACGAACTGGCCTCGCATCCGTGCAGCCGACTACGGGTATGCCAGCCCATCTTGTGTTCTTTGGGGCGCAATTGATTGGGACAACAATATTTGGGTTTATCGCGAATTGTACGCAAAACACTTGACAGCGGAACAATTAGCTGATAAAATACTAGAAGCAGAGGAGTTAGACCCACTACCACACTACACCGTTCTAGACTCCTCGTGCTGGAACAAAACCGGATTCGGCCCGTCTATCGCGGAGACAATGATGCGGGCCGGTGTTAGGTGGACTCCCTCAGACCGCAACCGTCTACAAGGAAAAATGGAATTACACAGGCGGCTTGCTGACGACCCCTACTCTAACGAACCACGACTCCGCGTATTTTCGACGTGTAAACACACTATCGCACAGCTATCAGGCATACCGCTCTCCAAAACCAATAGCGAAGACGTTGACACAAAGGCAGAGGACCATGCCTACGATGCGTTGCGATACATGGTGATGACGCGAACCTCCGGTTACACCTCAATCCACAAACAACTACAGGGCATCAAAGACCAAGCGTTCAAGCCCTTTGACCAGACGTTCGGATATTAAATGGCAAACGTAGATTACAAAGCTAAAATAGGTAATGGAACTATTACTGTTCGTGAAGCTTTTGATGCCGTTTTGGAAAAAAAGCTTACCGATAGTAAAAAGTCAAATATCAAAGCAGTTTTCAATGGTCTCATTGCTGAAGGTGTGGATGTTGACCAGCCCTATTTTGATGTGTACGGTACTCGTGAGTTTGCAGAAAGTCTGGACTTTAGCACGAACAAAACTGGAAGCCATAGGTTCAAAGAGTTTAATTCTTTTGAAACGGAGTTCGCTGGCCTCGTTAAAGGTAGCGGAAGAAATGTCCCATATGAGCGTCTTGGAGATTTTCAAGGCCAGAAGGGTATAGCTTCGGACCAATACGGCCTGTTTGGTAAGCAGATTCGTGCGGCGGACCCTATGCGGGCAACCATTCCGTCTGCTGCTCTAGATAAGATATATCAGGATGCTTTGGTCTCTCCGATGCAACTTGAAACAGATACTAAGCGCGGTATTGACAAGCCTGTAATTATTGACCGTGAAGCGGCAGACTACCTGCTCTACGAGAAGTATACAGGACAGCGGGCAGAAAGTAACGTCGGAAAAGATGGTCTCAAGATATCTGACTTTAATATCTTTGAAGATGAAAATGGCCAAACGGTTGTCGAAGTACGGTCTAAACAAATAGGAAATAAGACTCGTCCGGAGGCAACCTACACCGGAGAGTTTGCTGAATTTTTAAAAGATAAAATACGTAGAGCAAAAGAAGCGGCAGGGCCGGACGCAGATTACACAAAAGTAAATCTTTTTCAAACGACTCCGGGTAAGGTCACAGCGTTGTGGGATGCTAGGATTCGTCCCGCTCTTGAAAAGGAATTTAGCAGTGCATTACCCGCAGGTAAAGGCGGTTCTCACTCTGTCTTGCGTAAAATTCTTGCCCGCCAACTTCGTGTGGAGTTCAAGTTTCCTCACGATGCAGTAAAGTCTTGGATGGGTCACGCAGGTGCTGGTATAGACAGTTCGGGAGATATCCTCACTGAAAGTTATACGGGTGCCGTTCCGGACGAGCGGATTGGTGAAATGACCAATGTTCTTGTTCGTAATGATGCTTTCAACACGAAGTCTACAAACGTAAACAGCCTGTTTGCATCTCGTGGAATGGGATTCCAGACTAACACATCCTTTCCAACCCCAGATAAAAAAATTACGGCAAAGACAATAGACATTTCGCAACCCCAATTCACGGGACAGCCTATGACGGCTGGCGAATTAGAAGAAATTAGCGCACAGGCAAGTGCCCGCGCTGTAGAGCAGGAGATTGCAACGCAGAAGCGTAGGGACTATTTGTCCCAGATACGTAGCGAGGCTACCTCAACTGAAACTCCGACCACTCCGGTTGAGCCTTCTGATACTTTCAGCGAAAGCACGTGGGAAAAATTAAAATCTCGTGGCCTCGATAGGTTTTTCAAAACAACAATGAAAGTTGTTGGTGGCGCAGCAGCCATTGAAACCGCTTACCAAGCTATTGAAGAACCTGCCCTGTTAGCTGCAGAAACAGCTATGGAAGCAGGTGCCCGTGCTTTAGGTCTTTCCGGCGGTTTTGCTGCTGCTGTTCCAATGATTGTAGGGGCACCTAGCCCCGGAGCCGGTGCTGGCGAACTGCGGGCCGAAGAAGCCCAGCAACTAGAACTGGCTCGTCAAGCTGGAGATATTGGCCTAGAAAAAGAACTTATGGCCCGCGAACCAATTACAGAGGTTGGTGGCGAAGATGCCCCAACGATTTCCGGTCAACCTGTGACCCGACGACCTAGTGCCGAAGAACAAGCCTTCGGCTTCATTGAACGCCAACAAGCTGCACGGCAAAGAGAGGAAGCCGCCAGTGCAGCCGCTGAACCAATGGGCTTCCTTGCACCTTAACCTACGGGAGAAAACCGATGCCGATGAACAACTACAACTACGGCGCATCTTACATCATGGGTTCCGACAAAACTTCTGTCGATGCCAACATGGGTGAGTCAAAGCTGTATCGTGAGGGTCTTGA